AATTGAATCATGATAATTTTAGATGAGAAATCCTATATAAAAAAGATTATTGAAAAAGAAAAACCTTTACGCACCCAAAAAGAAATTAATCTTTATGCAGTTTTATTATTTGAAAAATTATTGAAAGGAAATACAATAGTAAGGAATATAGAGGAGTATTTAGAAAAGACAGATGAGTATGTACAGGCAAAGCATTTTTATAAGGTAACCCGTGCAATTACTTATGCTAAAAAGCACGGGTTCAGGGTAGTTGGAGAAATTTTTATTAATGAGTGGGAAATGGAAGTAATTGAATCGTTTAATTATCTTTCAGAAAAAGAAAATGAGGAATGCAGGCGGATATTGTTTATGATGTTGTATCTTGCCAAAGCCTTTAAGCATTATACGACAAGGTTGAAAGAAGAAAATCCTTTCCCTATAAAAGATTATTTGTATTTATATGCAAGCATAGAAGATATTTTGTGGCTTGCAGAAGTTAGAATATCTTTTAAGAAGTGGAAAAAATACAAGCACGAAATGACCAAACACGGTTTAATTACTCCTACAATTTATAGTAAAAAGACTTGGATTATTAATTATTTTTATCCAGATTCTCAAGCAATTTTAAAAGTATTGAACAATAATCCAATTACTTATTATCAGGAGTATAAGGGTGCAAAAATTATTGAATGCGAAAATTGCAAGAAAAGACTCGCTAAAATAACTTCCAGAAAATATTGTAGTGATTGTGCTTATCAGATGAAATTGAATGCAAAGAAAGAAATTAAAGTTCATCTTATTCAAAATATTAAATACGAATTTCAAAATATGGAAGGAGAATCTGAATCCTATGCTAATAAATCTATGGGATAGTTTGGAGATTGTAAATAAAGACTTGCATATAGAATTTTGTAGCAGGAAATTGGCTAAATTTGCTGTAGAACACTGGCATTATTCCCATAAAATGCCCGCAGGGGCTAGTATAAACTTTGCCGTTTGGGAAAAAGGTCAATTTATCGGTGCAGTTGTGTTTGCCTACGGTTCAAATTATAAAATAGCACAGCAGTATCACCTGAAACATTATCAGATAAGAGAATTGTCCAGAGTAGCCCTTACTACCCATGCTAATCCCGTAACCAAAATACTTTCTATTTGTATAAAAATGCTGAAAGAAAACTATCCAGAAATACAATTGCTGGTCAGTTATGCCGATTCGGAACAGGGTCATATCGGTAAAATCTATCAGGCTAATAACTGGATTTATGTCGGTACAACCGATGAGAAACCAAGAATTAAATTGAATAATCAAATTTATCACACAAAAACCATCTATAATAAATACAAAACTTCTTCTATCTATTACCTGAAAGAAAATGTTGACCCTAACGCAGAATTTGTAAAATCAAAACTAAAATATAAATACCTCTTTCCCCTCAATAAATCTATTGCAAAACAAATCAAAAACATTGCTAAACCATACCCTAAAACACTTGAAAATGAATAAATTTTTAAATGTTAAAGAATCCAAATCAAATGTTAAAGAATCCAATTCGAATCTTAAAGAATCGAATCGAAATGTTAAAGAATCCAATTCAAATGTTAAAGAATCGCACTTTTACAAAATTACTAAAATACTCTTTAAAAGCACCAAAAAAGCCCATTTTTTCTCAAAAAATTTTACAACGGTGCAAACTTATTTCGTTTTATAGGTTAGAAACTTTCTTACCTATAAAACGCATAGGTAAATTTCTTTAATATGAAAGGGAGTATTAATTAATATATATAAGTATTAATTAATTAATTAATATTAATTAATTAATTAATATCAAGTAATAATAAAAATATATGCACGGTGGAGAGGAAACACCAATTTTCATTTGGAAAAAGAAAAAAGTTTGTGGAAAACTTTAAAAAATAATTTGGAAAATTAAAATTTTTGTGGAGAAAATAAAAAAATGAAATGGGAAGAAATTGATAAAAATGACCCTGTCAAATTTGCCGAGATGGTTAGTTTGATTGCGAGTGAAACTGGGTTTACGAAGGCGGATACTCGTATATTTTTAAAAGGTCTTATTACGGTTTTTAAAAGATTGATTACATTGGAGATACCGATTTCGATTGGTGGATTTATACGAGTAAAAGTAATTAGGCGTAAGTTGTCTGAAAATACGATGAAAAATTTAACTTATGCTACGGATGTAAATAAATATTTAACCCCAAAACAAATTGTTGCGAAATTTCCAAGAACATTTAGACATCCTAACAAAGAAGATATAGATGAAATTTTAGAAAAAGAAATTGAAAATTGGGAATTAAGTAATGATGATATTTCGGATGAATTAGATAATGAATTTGAAGAATAAAAAATAGGATTTTAAAATGACGGAAGTGACTTTTACGGTAACTAGCGGAAGTGCAGACGGGAATGAAAGAGTTTCAAATGGACAGATGCAGATAGCCACTGTTGGGGTTAATATGTCATCTTCTACAAATTCTTCTGCCCAGTGGTGGGCATTGTGGTTATTTAATACAAGTATTCCAATTGGTGCTACGATTAATTCGGCTAAATTAAAACTGTGGTTTTATGATACCAATAATGACAATCCAAATGGGGTATTTTACGGGGAAGCAGTAGATAATTCTAATCTATTAACTACGACTGCCTATAATATTAGTAGCAGGGCGAGAACCAGCGGGAGTGTGTCATGGGTTGCCACTAATGTTATTAGTTCTTCTCCAAACGGTTGGGTAGATAGTCCAGATATATCAAACATTATTCAGGAAATTTGTAATCGTTCTGGAAGAAGTGAAAATTTTAATTTAAGTATTATATGGCTTGCTAATAATAATTCGGTGCAGGGTTGTTTGACTAGGTCTTTTGAAGGCGATTCTAGTCTGACGGCTAATTTGATTATAGATTATACTTCTTCTGGGAGTGGAAATATTGTTTCTGGTAGTGCGGTTCTTTCGGGGCAACATACTTATTCCAGTATTCCAGTTAATATTGCCCTTGCTAGTAGTCAGGTGCAGGGGATAATAAATGAAAATCTTTTATCCCAAAAACAAATTTTAGCAAATGGGCAGTTTTCTGGAAGATTAGATAATTCCACTTTTTCTATTTTAGAAATTAGAGGACAATCTCAACAGGTTGCTAATTCTCTGTACAGTTTAAGTCCAAAGAATATTATCAATGCACTTATACAGATAAATAATCAATCCAGAATTGATTCTGCTGGTATTAAACTAATTTTATCACAATTGAATATCAATATTCAAAACCTGAATCAGTTGTATCCCCGTAATATGACTTATGGTTTGACACAATTGAGTAATTTACTTCAAACAAATGTTTCTGGAAAGATAGAAATTAGAGGTTTACTCAATTTAGTAAATACCTTGCTGACTTCAATTACTTATGAGGAAGCAGGGCTTGTTACAGCAGAAGTTTTCATATTAAATCAAATTTATTTAAATCTTCTGGCTTTGAAAGAAATTTTGGTTCAGGCACAGACTCATAATCTTTCCGAAATTGACATAGAAGGAATAGTTAATCAAATATCGAGTGCTACTCTTGAAGAAAATACTGTAATTCAGGTCGAATCTCTTCTGATACAATTAGCCGTTGCTAATCTTTTTGGAATTAATTTAAATCAAATTACAGGGATATTGAATATTGTTTCTCAAACAAATCTTTCCATGCTGGCATATTTAATTGCCACAGGATTTGTGGGCGGATTGGTAGAAGGAAGTGCTTTTCTGTCTGGAAATTCAGAATTACAAGCCCTTGCATACAAAATTATTACAGGTCAGTCTTTAATAGAAATTCAAAATTTTGAATTAATTAATAGTCTTATTTATTTATTGGGTCAAAATATCCTCGAAAATAAGGGAGATGTTACAGTTTCGGCAAGATTATTGATTGATGCAGTTTCAAGTTTATATCAAAGTGGACAAATTTTACCTGTCGGTTATATTCCAAGTCCGATTATTAATCTTCCCCCAAGCGGGAGAACATATATTATTCCTTATGAAAATAGATTGTATATTGTGGATAAAGAAGGTAGAGTTTTCCTAATTGATTTTGAAAATAGAAGATTTTTCGATAAAAACTAAAAAATAAAGGAGTAAAATAAAATGCCATTAACTACATTTTTTGGAAATGTGATTATTGACCACATGTTAAGAAATCAATCCTATACTCCACCTTCAACGATTTATGTATCTCTTCATACGGCACAGCCGAATGATACGGGTAGTAATGAAGTTTCGGGTGGTTCTTATGCACGGCAAGCCATGACTTTGAATGTGGCTAGCAATAAAAGTACGGCTAATTCGAGTAACATTGACTTTACAAATATGCCTGCTACCAATGTGCTTTGGGCTGGTATCTGGAATGCTTCTACGGGTGGTTCTTTCTTAATGTCTGGTTCATTGACGGGCAGTAAGGTTGTCAATTCTGGTGATACTTTCAGGTTTCAATCAGGAGATTTTGTAATTGTATTCAATTAATTCTGATGAGGAAAAATGAATAATACTTTTAAAAAAGACCCTTTGGAAGTGCTTGATTATATGTTTGATTTTGCCCCGAATACTCACGGAGTAACTGAATATCGGGATTATCTTGAAAGCGATGAAATTATTACAACCTATACGGTTACAAGTTCTTCTGGAATTACAATTGTTAATGATTATATTACGGATGATGGTAAGGCAGTTGTCGTATGGGTTTCTGGAGGCGAGTTATATAAACTATATGAAATTAATTTGTTTGCAAAAACAAATTCAAGCCCAGAACAAAGAGAAATAAAAAGAAAAATTATATTGGAAATTGTAAGCAAATAAAAAAGGATACTTTATGAACAGGGAAATCTTTGATGCTCTCTATGAAGTGTGGCAAAAAAAAGACATAAAAGATAAATTTTGGACAGATGACCTTGCTCTTTTGTATGGTTATCCGAGTCCAGAAGCCTTACGCTCTGCTTTTAGAAGGGCTAGAAAGAGATACAAAACAGATAATTTCAATTATCATAAACCAGTTAATAAAAAAATATTTATTTTTGATTTAGAAACAAGCCCCTTGATAGCCTATACTTTCAGTTATTTTGGTGCATATTTAAGCCCAGATTCGGTTATGCAAACCCCCTATATTCTTACTTGGGCTGGAAAATATCTTTATGATAATGAAATTTATGGATTTCGATTAAATTCAGATGAGGCATTGGAAGGTAATGATTTGAGTATTATAAAGAATTTGATTGAGATTATATCAGAGGCAGATATTTTAGTCGGTTATAATCTTAAAAATTTTGATATGAAAATACTTAATACTCGCCTGATAGAAAATGGTCTTAAACCTTTACCACCAAAGCAAATTGTAGATGTTTATCAGGAAATAAAAAAGACATTTTATTTTCATTCTAATTCTATGAAATATGTAGCCAAAGTTCTTAAGGTTCATCAAAAAATAGAGAATGAAGGCATTGGACTTTGGAAAAGGTGTATGAACGGAGATGAAGATGCTCTGATTGAGATGCTGGATTATTGTAAGGGTGATATTTTAGCCACAGAAGATATTTATATTAAAATACTTCCATTTATTTCTCATCCAAATATGGGTGTTTTTAATCAAGATAGTATTCGAGTTTGCCCGAACTGTGGTAGCAGTGATATTTATCAAAAGGGAAAATACTATACTCCCGCTGGTGAATGGTTGACTTATTATTGTAATTCGTGCGGTGCTTTTTCGAGAGGAAAGCAAAATTTACTTGATAAATCTAAAAAGAAAATGTTACTTATAAAATAGAGGTTTTGAATGAAACGATTGAAAAGAACAGCACCTAGAAATGAATTAGATACGATAACTTGTCGGAGATGTAGAAGAAGTTTAGTTGCTGGAAAGAATTATTATATCTCTTTTGATAAGTTGCTTGATACAAATGGATATATGAGTGTCTGTAGATATTGTGTAAACGAAATTACAAATAATTTTTATTCTTCTGAAAAAGATTGGAAAAAAACTTTTCTTCTGGCATGTAAAATATTTAATGTGATTTATGATGATGTTTATGTTGAAAAAACCGTTCAACTTATGGATAAGATGACAGCACTCGGTAAGCCTATTGATTCTCCTTTTGGAACATATATAAGAATTGTTTCTACAAATAATAATTACAATATAAATGCTAATGATTTGACTTTTAATCAACCAACTATAATTTATAGAGAGAATGATACACTTGAAGATTATGAGGAATTAGATATTCAACGGTTGAGAGATGATTGGGGTGAAAATCTTTCAGAAGAAGAGTATGTTTTTCTGGAAGAAAAATTTGCAAAATGGAAAGAAACAACCAAATGCGAAACTTATGCAGAAGAATTGCTTATCAGGGAATTGTGCCATAAAGAAAATGAAATTCGTAAAGCAAGACTGGCTAACAACCCCGTTGATGGACTTGTAAAATCTTTACAGGAAATTATGAAAAATACTGCTCTTACCCCCGCCATTAAAAATTCAGCCATGAATAATCGTGGTGCAGAGTCTTTTGGGGTTTGGATAAGAGATATTGAAACAAAAAGCCCCGCCGAATGGTACAATGATGTCCAAAAGTATAAAGATATGGATGGAATTGGGGAAGATATTGAAGATATAAAACGGAGTATCAAGAATTTTATTACAGGTTCGAGGGATTTCAATACAGATATATCTATTATCGAAAATGAATATGAGTTAGATGATACAGATGAAGAATAATTGGGAGTTGCATGATGGGTAAAATTACCAGTACTTTTCCTGTTAGAATAAAAAGAAAAAGGATAAAAAAGCATTCTGAAATTACAGAAGAAAAAAGAAATCGTTTAATAGATTGGGTAACTTTTTACAGAAGAAATATACACCGTTTTATAGAACATTATTTTCAAATTAAATTGTATCCATATCAGGTTTTTTGGATTTACTACATGAATATTATGGATACCTTTGTAGCAATTGCTTCACGGGCAGTCGGTAAAACATGGTTACTGGCTGTGTTTGCAAGTGCAAAAGCAGTATTATATCCAAATTCAGAAATTGTTGTGGTTAGTTCAACCAAAGAACAGGCTGGTAATCTTGTAGATAAAATTACGGATTTAAGTAATAATTATCCAAATTTGTATCGTGAAATCAGTAATATTACAACAAATTTAAACCGATGGGAAGTTGATTTTCATAATGGTAGTAAAATTAAGGTTGTAGCAAGTCGGGATAGTAGTCGTGGAAAAAGGTCTACCTTTACGATTTATGAAGAATTTCGTTTGATTGATAAGAATGTGATTGATACTGTTATCCGCCCATTTTCTTATGTAAGACAACCACCTTATCTTAAGTTGCCAGAATATTCTCATCTAATAGAAGAACCAAAAGAGGTTTTTATTTCATCAGCATATCACAAGGCTCTCTGGTGGTACGATGAAACAAAAAAGACTATTTCAGCAATGCTTAAAGGTGATAATTCTGGTTTTCTTGCATGTGATTATGAAGTTTCTTTAAGACATAAAATAAAGACTATTAGAAAATTAAAATCAGAGATTGATAAAATGGATGAGGTTGCTGTTTTAGAGGAATATTATAATATTCCCTATGGGGAAAACAGCAATTCGTATTTCAAATTAAAAATGTTTGAACGGTTGAGAAATATTAAGCGGGCTTTTTATCCGATTACGGATTATACAATTACAAACCCAAGAAAAAACCCATTTTATATTCCAAAAGTAGATGGAGAGATAAGACTTATCTCTACCGATGTAGCCCAAAGAGGCGGTAAAGAAAATGACTTAAGTATTAATTCCCTTATTCGACTTTTGCCGACTCATAAAGGATTTATAAGGGAATTGCTCTACATGGAATCATATTCTGGAATTAATTCTTTATTGCTTTCACTCCGTATAAAACAATTGTTCTATGATTTTGAGGCAAATTATATTGTTTTGGATATATCTAATGCGGGTATTACTATTTATGACCAGTTAGGTACTCTTACAAAAGATGCGGATAGAGGTTTGGAATATTTGCCAATGACGGTTATCTCACACCCTGCTGTGTCCCCACAAGAATATAAGGAATTGTATTCTAGAACAACAGGTACAAATGCTTTGGAAGTTATTTTTCCCTATGTTGCCACTGCTGATAGAAATGCACAAATGGCTGTACAGATGAGAGATAAACTTCAAAAAAGAATGTTTAGTTTTCTGGTAGATGAAGTAACGGCAGAGGATTATTATCTAAAAGATTTGAAAAAAGATGAAAATATTAGTAGTTATCTTGCTCCGCATGTTCAAACCAGTTTGTTTATCAATGAATCCATTGGATTAAGTTTAACTTATTTATCCAGCGGTGTAATGAAACTGAAAGAGATTTCAACTAGAAGAAAAGACCGATATAGTTCAGTTGCTATGGGGAATTATTTTGCTGGTTTTTTGGATTCTAGTTTAATTAGAGAAGATAGTGAGGAATCTGATTTGGAGTCCTTACTTTCTGTTACTTATTTTTCATAAGAAAGGAAGGGCTAAAAGTTGACCGAAAATGAAAATAACGAAATTCTGTTGACAGAAAAAGAAGTTTGGGACACCCTTACCTTTGCAAGAAGTTTAGCGGGAATTTTCCAATCGGGGATTATAAATCCTGATTTACTTAATCAAAGATTAAAAGATATTTCTTTTATGCCTTTGGATGCTACAGAAGAAGATTTATATCAATCTTTAAGAGATGCTAAAAACCATGAAGATAAGTTGCGTTCTTTTATTGAAAATTTTGAAATTATTTCAATGCCCTTTAAAAGAATTTTATCTTATATGGCTAGTCATCTTTCCTTTGATATAAATTATTACTCTAATGCCGAAAAAGAAGATTATAATACAAAAAGTTATCAAAGAGATGAGAAAATTGTTTCAAACTTTTTGGATAAGTTTGACCATAAATATTATTTCAGAATTGCTACCAAGCAGATGTTGAGAAATGAAATATATGCTTTTTGTTTAAGGGAAAATGATAAAATTGTTTTTCAAGAATTACCGCTTGATTATGTAAAAATCACTTCTACATGGGATTATGGTTTTTTAATCTCATTCAATTTTTATTACTTTTTGCAGGCTGGGGTAGACATAAATCTTTATCATCCATTTTTTAAGAAAAAATTTAATGAATTATTTTCTGGAAAAGACATAAAGCAATATTATTTACCTGTTTCACCAGAGAATAGAGGTAAATCTTTTTATAATTTATGGGTAGATATTCCCCCCGATGTAGCATGGGTATTTAAATTGGATTCTTCCCTTGTAGCAAGTGTACCTTATTTTTCTGGACTCATGTCAGAGTTTGTCAATCAACCCGTAATCAGGACACTTCAAAAAGATATTAATTTTGCAAATGCCACCAAAGTAATCATGGGGCAAGTACCGATGCTGAAAGATACTAAAACCAGTGTCAAAGATATGATTGCTATTAATCCGAAAACACTTGGAGAATTTCTTAATATTGCCCAAAAATCTTTATCAAATGCAATTAAATTATCTTCTGCTCCGTTGGAAGATATGAAAGCATTTTCTTTTGATGACAATAACGGTATGTATGATTCTTGGTTGAGAACGGCTATGGCGAGTTCTGGAATGAATACCAGTTTGATATTTGCTTCTCAACAAAAGATGAATGTGATAGATAGTCAATTATCCTTTGAATCGGATAGTAAAATACTTGAACAATCTCTTTATCCTCAATTTGAGAAATTTTTAGATTATGTAATTGGAAAGAGAACAAAGAAATTCAAATTTAACTTTTTACTGGAAGGTAATGATTATTTTATCAGTCGAAAAAATAGAATGGAAACCGCATTAAATCTTGCAGAAAAGGGAATTGTTCTTCCTCAAAAAATAGCCAGTGCATTAGGAGTCAATCCTCATGTTCTTGAAAAGTGGCTTGCAGAATCGAAAGAAAAAGGTTATAATGATATAGTGATAACTGGTGGAGTATCTTCAAAAGTTGGCAGACCACAAAAAAATGAATTAGATTTGAGTGAAGATGGTTCTCAAACCAGAGAAGCAGGGAATAATTTAATAAAAGGATTATAATAATATGAGAATAAATGAAGTTTCTGATTTATTGAAAAGTTTAATGATACAGATGGAAAAGGAATATAAAAATTCTTTTATTTATTTAAAAATATCTTCTTTTCTAAGTACAAAAGGAATGAATAAGTTATCTAAAAAGTTTTATGAACAGTATAAAGAGGAATTGTCCCATGCTGAACAAATATTTGAATTTTTAGATAGCATGAATGTAGAAATAGAAGTTCCACAAGTATCTTCTATGAAAATAAACTTTACTTCACCACTTGAGTTAGCCATGTTTTACTTCAATTTAGAAAAAGAAACAACCGACTCATTAACTGAAATATATAACTTGGCAAGGGAAGAAGATTCGTTATCCGAAATGTTTTTGAAAAAGATGATAGAACAACAAATACATGAAACAGATGAAACTTATCGCCTTTTAGATTTAGTAGAGTTATCAGAAAATAAATGGTATAATTTAGAATTGATATATTCTGACTAGTAAAGGATATAAAATGTTATACTCTCAAGGAAAGTTATATAGAGAATATCAAAGTGCAGTTAAGGTATATCCAATCTGGTATGCTAAAAAACTAGTAAAGAAATATGATTTACCTATTTTTTTCTATGGAAATACCTGTGTATATTTTAATTATGAATTATTTAGAAAAAAATATAATCATTTTTCAATTTTAGATAAGTTTTTTTTAAAATTATCCCGTTGGATTGGAAAAAATAAAAAGTGAAAGGTGGGATTTTTTATGGGTGAAATAATACGATTTGAAGTTGAATCCCTCGATTTAATTAATTCAGAAGATGGTCAATTTTCTATTGTTGAAATGGTGGTTTTTTCAACGGGTGAAAATCATAATGGTTTTTATTGTTCAGAAGAAGTTCTAAAAAATACTACTCATACAATTTATAATAAGCCAATTGTGTATAATTTTGATAATTCTCTTAATGATGTTTTTACTCATTCTTTACCAGAAGAAAACCGCATTGCTGGATTTATTGTACCCAATTCTGGAAAAATCATAGATTTAAAAGATGGCAGAAAAGGATTGCAGGTAGTTGGTAAAATATGGAAATTATACAATAAAAAATTAATGCAAATTTTGAAAAGAGATAATGGGGAAAAAAGTATTTCGGTTGAATTACTTTTGAATGAAAAAAGACCTTTTGATAAAAAAAGAAATATTTATGAAATGGTTGATTTTTCTTATACGGGGGTTTGTATTTTGGGAGATTTTGTATCACCAGCAGTGGATGATGCAAAATTAAAAGTGCTTGCATTTCAGAATTATGAACAAATTCTAACAAAATTTAGTAAGTATTCTGAAATCAATCTTGAAATTCCACAAGAAGTTAAAGATACTATTTCTAAATATAAATTTATGGAAAAAAATCCAAGAAGTCTGTCTCTGGTATATTCAGATTATCTTTGTAAACAAATCTTTGCTACTCCCGATAAAATTAAAAGTCTTTATAATTATTTTAAAAAGAATAATAAAAAAGATATAAATTATTATTTAAGGGGCGGGGAAGCATGTGAAAAATGGGTTAATCAAATTTATGCAAAAATAAAAGAGATAGATAAGAAAGGAGTATTGATGAAGATAGAAGAAGTTGAAACTTTTGCTATCCCAAAAGAAGAATGGGGTACTGGCAAAAAACTAGAAATAGATAAATCTCCTGAATCTGTCAGCGATAAGGCATGGGGTGAAGTTGACAAAGTAGATTTAATGTGGGATATTTTAAAGGCAGAAAATTATCGTGAATTGGTTAAAGAGGTTTATCTGAAGGTAGATGAAGGATGGGAAGATTCTCCCTCTCAATCTTTACATTATCCAGTTATGGAGATTCGTGGAGATAAAGTTGTCTATAATCGCTATGGTTTATCAAATGCTTTGGCAAGGGCAAAACAAGAGGAAGAAACAGAAGTTGTCAAGAAAATTGAAAATATATACAAAAAACTTGGTCTTTTAGAAGAAGATAAAGAAGAGGAAAAGATGTCTATTCATTCTGACGATTCTGAAAAGTTTGAGGTTGAAATAGAAGTTGAATTGAATCCAGAGAAAGAAGATGATGCAGAGGAGTCGGCGGAAGGGGAATCTAAAGAAGAAGGTGAAACTTCTGAAACAGAAGAAATGTGCAATGATGAAGAAGTAAAAATGTCCCTTGATGCCCATGCGGATATTAAATATTTTCTTGACTCATTAGAAGATGAAACATATAGAACATATTTTTATAATTATTTATCTGGTAGTTATACAGAAGAAGCATTAAAAGCCTATGAGTATCTTTCTTCTATGTTTGCTAAACTTCAAAAAGAAAATAAAGAATTGAGGGAATTTAAGGCTGAAAAGGAAAGAGAAATGTTTTCTTTTTCTGTTGATAAAGTTTTAAGAGAAATTATGGAAAAAACTGAAATTCCTTCTGAAGAAATAGATATGTTGAGAGATATGTCCCGTGAATACACTTTAGAAAACTTTGATGCTTGGGCTAATTTAGCCAAAGCCAAAGCCTTTAATTTTGCTATAAAAAAGAATACTGAAACCGATGAAGTAATAAAATATGGCTTGCCTGCAAATGGCAAAAAAGTAAAATCTGTTTGGAAAAAACTACAATAATTTAATGGAGGTTAATATACAATGGCTCATGCAGTTTTGATTTTGAATAGTGTGCAAGCGCACGATGTGAACGCTCTTTTGAGAGAGTGTGTCTCTGGTTCTACTCTTGACAATGGGAATGTGTTTGCTCTGAACACTTCTGCTAGTGGAGTTTGGACGGCTACTGTGGCTACTGGTTCGGCTACTGCTTTGTGGATGTGTGCTACTCCCGAAATTCCTTTTGTGATGGATTCGAGTGGCGAGATTTATCGTGTGGGTACTGACCCCCGTGAGTTTTATGTCCCCGCTGGTAGAACATTCACTGCTTTTAAACCGAAAGTTGGTGATATTATTACCCTAACTGCCGATGCTTTTAGCAATGCGATTGGTGGCAATACCTTTGCTAATGCTAGTGCTGGTAGTTGGCTCTTGACTTGGGGTGCTTCACAGGGTGCTGGTCTTTCTCTGAAACTTGTCGAAACTACTTTTATTTCGATTGGTAGAGGAATTGAAAACGCTCGTGTTACTGCCTACAAACTGATGGTAGTCGGTGAGTAATTAAAATTTATTTATTTATAAAAGAGAAGGAGATAATATAAAAATGAAAATGCCTTTGAATGTTGAAACTTTTGCAAAGGGGAATACCCGCCTTTACAAACAATTATTTCCTGATTACTGGAATCATTATATGTCTTTGACTGACAATAGCAAGCAGTACGACTTTGCTACGGTTGATGAAGAAGGTAATCGGATTTCGTTTGCTGAAAAAGAAGAGATTTTGAATGCTGAAATTCGCAAAGAAATTTTAAGACGGGCTAATGTACCTTATGCTGGTGATTATCCCGTTGAGCAGTGGTTCAATCATCCTCTAATTGTCCATGAAACTTTTGCTGTGGTCAATGCCCTTGTGGATATGGTTTTGCCCGATTCTGTAATTAATTCGATTGGTATGTTCACGGATGTTAGAGTTGGTGGATTTGGTGATTCCTTTGCGTTTGAAGTAAAACCCCGTGATTTGTTTGCCGTTTCAAAAGCGGGCATGGGAAAGAATCGTGGTGAAATGTACAAGCAGTTTTCTGGTACTGTTACCGTTACTCCCGAATTTAGACAGATTACGGTTGGTGTTTCTCTGTATCGTGTTTTGGCTGGCAAAGAATCTTTGGCTGAATTTATTACCAAAGCAGTTCGTTCACTCGAATCACAGATGGCTCTGGATGCGTACACCCTCTTTGATGCGACTCTGGGTGCTTTGACTGTGAGTGGTTCTGGTGGATTGCGCTTGAGTGGTTACACCCAAGACGGATTTATTGACCTTGCACAGCGTGTTACTGCTTTCAATGGCGGTGCAAAGGCGGTTGTGATTGGTACGAATGTTGCCTTGAATAAAGTTCTGCCCGCTGGAACTGCTTACCGCTATATGCTGGATTCTGAATATGTCCGCTTGGGCTATATGAGAACGGCTTTTGGTTACGATGCAATTGAAATCCCGCAGGTTGCTAATTGGCAAAACCCCTTCTTTGGTTTGGTAAAGAATAATCGCCTCTACCTTGTTTCACCCGCTTCACAAAAGATTGTGAAACTTTGCCTTGAAGGTTCTACGATTGCTAATACGACTGGTAACTTTGAATTGTCGACTCTTTCGCAAACTACTACCCTTATGAAGGCTTGGGGTGTGGCTGTGGCGACCAGTGCTGTTGCTGGTGCAGTTGACCTGTAAAAATAATAAAAATTTTATCTTATGGAGTAGGGGATATTTTCCCCTACTCCTAAATTATTTAAACGAAAGGAAATATGTGAGATGCCTAGAAAATCATCAAGAGAGATGGGATTGAACAATAATGTTTCAGATGAAACTAAAAGCAATCAAACGATTAATGAATTACTTGAAATTATCAATTCTTTGAAAAAAGAGATTGATGAAATTAAGGGTACAAAAGAAGAAAAAGAAGTTATTTATAGTGAAAATGATTCAGACTTGATTGACATTCGCCCTGATGCTTATATAAAAGTTATCAGTTTAACTGCTTGGAATCTTTCTCTTTCAACAAAGGGATATGGTAAAGGAAAAATCTATACTTTTAGAGAATTTGGTGAAATGAAAAGAATCCCCTATGCAGATTTAATTGAAATCATGGAAAGTCATCCTGAATTTTTAAGAGAAGGACATTTTTATATTGCCAATGATGCAGTTATTAAAAAACATGGTTTGCAGGAATATTACAAGCATATTTTAGATAAAGAAAAAATTGAACAGATTGTAAGGGGCATGAATCCAGACCTTTGTATAAGTTTATATAAAAGTGCTACTGATTCTCAAAAAGAGGTTATTATAACTTTGCTTGTTGAGAGAATTGTTAATAATCCTGACAATGTTAATATGAATTTTGTAGAAAAAATGACAAAAATTACTGGAATTGATATTGCAGAGAGGGCAAGAGATATAAAGAGATTAAATGAAATGTTAGGAGTATAACTGTGGTTACAAGTGCAGTCGAGATATTTGATTTGTTTATGACTTTACAGGATGATTATAGGTTGAGAAATATCTATAATACATCTGGTTCAAGTGCTTTGAATACTTATTTAGAGGCTTGGTTATTACAGGCGATTGTTGATTTCAAACCATTTTGTAAAAATACATTAGATTATGATAAAAATACTCAAACATTTTTGGAAGAATTGAGTCTTGAAGAAAAAATTATTTTATCCAGACTTATGATTAAGTATTGGTTAAATAAAACTATTCAAGATATTACACAAATGAATCTTGCTATTACAGATAGAGATTACAAAAGATATGCCGAATCCGCTAATCTTAAAGAAAAAATGGAATTGTATAAAATAAAAGTAGAAGAATTATCTCAATTGATTAATGATTATACTTTGAAAAATATGGATTGGGAAAACTTTAATAAACCATAAAGAAGGGAGATGGGAAATATGTATAGATATTTTATTTCTGGTAGCCCTTCTGAATTTACCAATTATAAAGATAAGGAATTTAATTATACAAGTGAAGTAATAAAATCTGAATTTTATAATTCACCTACCTATCGAAAAATTAGTTATGAAGAGGTTATGGGTACTTCTGTTTATAATCTTATAGATACCCGTGTTACAACATCTATTGACCCTTCTACTAGTCAAAAATTAAACAATGATTTTAGAACAATCTATTTTTTACCAGAAATGGATGTACCTAAAGTTGGTGCTAAATTTCAATTCGATGATAATATCTGGATTGTTGTAGATAGAAGTTATAGTAATACTCCTATTAATTCTGTGATGGTAAGAAGATGTAATAATGTATTAAAATGGTTAGATTATGATACTGGAAAAGTATTTAGTGAACCTTGTGTGATTGACTATTTGAGTACGGTAGGAAATGATGATACGGGACTCATAAAAACGCCTACTGGAAAAATTACAATTTTTGTTCAAAAAAATAAAAAAACAAATACGATAAAAGAAAATCAGCGTTTTATTTTTGGGAACAAAGACAATCGGGTTTGTTATAAAATTTTAAGTGGTGGATTAATAAATTATAATAATTTAAAAACAAGTGATGATAATTCTTCAACATTATTAAAATTTTATCTTGAAAAGAATTTTATCAATGAAGAATTTGATAATATAGAATTAGGAGTGGCAGATTATTATAAAATAATGTATAGTATTTCTATCAGCCCTTCTATAATTCTTGGTGGGGTAGGGGATAGTTTCTCTTTAACTGGAATTGTTTACAAAAATAATGTACCAGTAAATTATGATATTTCATTCAGCCTTACTAATCCGAGTATAGGTACAATTAGTGGAAGCAATGTTTTGTTACTTACAAATACGGGTACGGGTTGCTTGGTGGGAAGATGGAATGTCAATACAGATATTTATAAAAGAGTAACTGTCATTTCTGGTTCTAGTCAGGTAATAAATGAAAGTATTGTTGTAAATCCTACATCCGATAAGATTTATGAGGGCGAAGAAATAGTTTATAGTGTTTATTTATACGAAAATGGTGTTCAGACATCTGAAACATTCTCTTTTAGCATTATAAATAATATACCAAGTGAAAATTATGAATTTGAAGTTATAAATGGAAATTATTTTAGATTGAAAAATAAAAAGAAATATTTAGATGAAAAATTAAAAATAAAATGTGATAATCCTTTTCAATCTATAGAAATTGAAATTTTACTTACAGGTAAATGGTAAATGGAGGTTAAATGGCTACAATTCGATTACATAAAAGGCAGTTACCCCTAATTGAAATAACTGGAAGCGGATTGTATGTAAATTCCTCTGCTTCTCAAATTAATATAGGTCAAGGAAATAGTATTAGTGTAACAGGGAGTGTTGTAAATTTAGTAACCCCAGCCACATTAACAGTTGATACAACTAATTCGAGTAGCGGAAGTCATACACATCAGATAGATGCTTCTTCTGACCCGCAGGTTAATTCTAAAATATTAAAAACCGATACTTCTGGGAAAATAAGAATAAGACAGTTGGGTGTTAATAGCCCAATAATGCCAGATACTCATTCTCTTGAAGTATCGGGTAGTCCTAATTTGCAATTTAAAATATTGTATGACGCTAATAATTATGCTAGTTTAGGGGTAAACGCTTTATCGGATTTAAACATTAAAACGCTAAATAATGTAATCATTAGCCCTTGTGCAAACATTGTTACTGATACGGATGAAATTTTACCAAACTTAAACTATTTTACAAATATCGGGGATATTACAAAAAAATATTTATCCCTTCATGTTGCTGAAATTTGGGCAGAAACTTTGGTTGCTCAAAATACAATTGCTACAATAGGTGGCAGAATACTTGTAGCACCTTCTAATATTCTTACCCAAGATTTATCTGCTTCTGGTAGCAGTATTACTGTAAAATATAATAATTTATTTAACGGTGATACAATCTACATGGAAGGAAATAATCAGGTTGAATGGATGAGGATTACTAGCGGTTCTAGCGGTACATCTGGGAGTTATGTTTATACTGTTACAAGGAATTTAGACGGTTCTGGTGCTAATAACTGGTTGGCTGGGGATAGTCTAGTAAATACTCAAAAAGCATTAATAGATATTCATTCCTTGAATCGTTTTACTGGAAGTGAAGTTATTGGCGGTGGCATTACAGGTTATGTGAGAAATTCTAATACTTATAATGATTTAAAGCCTTTATGGGCAATTGGTAATCTTCAAAATGTTTATGGATATGGTTCGGAAACTTATGGGGTAGCCTTTGGAAAGTACGATGATGGTGAAACATGGCTTTCAATGGATACTACAAATGGTTTTAGGATTGTAAGGGGTGCTAGTTCGGCGGAAATTTTGGGACAGTGGACTAAAACAGGCTCAGTGATTATTGGTTCTACAAACACAAATAGACCATATATTCAAATTGATTCAAATATTGGAATGACTATTTTTAATAGTGGAAGTGTACTTGGAAGATGGACTACAACGGGTTCTGTTATTATTGGAAATAGTATGACCAATAACAGAATTCAAATTGCACCAGTTAGTGGAATTTCTTTCTATAGCGGAAATAATTTGCGTGGGAACTTTAACAGTGTCGGTAATTTTTGGTTTGGTTCTTCTTTTAATAGTGCCAGAATTGAATATAATAGTACCGATGGATTGGTATTATATAGTTCAACAAATCAAAATGTTATTCAATTAACAACTACTGGAAGTGCAATTATTCAAAATAAATTGCTTTTAAATGGTACAAATAGTGCAATCGCAATCGGCAACCCACCGCCGACTTCTTCAACTGCCGGAACTGGATTGTGGCTTGATAGAAGTGGTTTGTATGGTCTCAATGCGAATGTCAGGCAGGCATACTTCGGAAGCGATGGAAAGTTGTATGCTGGTGGGGGGAATGTTTATATAGATTCTGAAGGAATAAAGATTAAACAAGGCTTACTCATAGCCAACAAACTAACTTGGGTTGATGATATAGGTAATGAGTTTGGTCATATTTTCATGTATGACGGTGGCGGTTTTTCATCTTTTAATATCCAAGTTAACACATATCCTTTGTTTTATGCTTATGTTACATCATCTATAAGAAGAATTGGATTAAATAGCGGATTACGAGTCGGAAATTCTGATGTTACTGGACTTCCTCATGGAAATTTATGGGTAGAAGGGAAATCCGAATTTAGAAATTCGGTACAGATAACAAGTGGCGGGTTGAGTTTATCCAACAATGGTGCACTTTCTACAACCAATTATGCTTTACAACTCATATCCACCAACCTTGCTATAAATTTTCCAAATCATATTAGTTTGTTCAACCGCTGGGATACCTTACAAATTCGTCAGGCTGGTGGTGGTGCAACTGACATTACAGGTAATATGGCTTTTATGATGCCATTGACTTTTGGTGGTATTCGAGCGTGTTGGTTTACTCATGGTGGATTTGTTAACCAATCTTATTATGATGTACTAGACATAAGTCCTAATGCAATTCCAATGACCGGAGTTGGCGGTACACAGGAACTTTTAACATTTCTGCCCTCTGGTAACTTGTCTTATGAGATTTCTCTAAATGGTAGTACTGATTACTTTTATCGGACACTCAATGCAGGACTGGAAGTAAACAACTGGATTGCGTTTTGTGCTTGGGTGAGGCTTGACTCTCCTACACGGTCTCATGGGATATGCCGTGCAGGTACAACAACAATGATGTGGAATTTATTGTACAATTACTCTGGCGGAGCAAATGGTTATTTCGAGTTTGGTGCATTTGACACTGGAAACACCTACCGTGTTTTCACACAAGTAAATTCAGTAAGCGGATGGCATTGTGTAGGCATTCGTTATGGTCTGGCGAGTAGTACCAACTTCTTGGCTCAATTGTTTTTAGATGGTACTTTCTATAATCACGGATTAGCATCTTTTTCTGGTATGCGAGCAGGTGCGGGTAACTTTGAACTAGGTAGAGCGGGTTCAGGCGGTACATATTATCTGGACGGCATAATTCCTGTGGCTTGGTTTTCAGGTTCAAACAAAGAAGAAATGATGCTTAATTACTATAACATGACAAAAGCATATTTTATTTCTGGGAGTTAATAATGGCTAATCTAACAGGTTTATTGTTCAACGAATCGCACAGCACAGTCAATTTCAAAACCTTGCGGGATGCAGGTGCGGTAGGAACATATTACTTACAGGAAAATGTAGCAACTGCTTTTATGTGTGGAAGCGGTGATAGCAACGAATTATATGATTATTATTATAATACAAAAGTTTATTTTGGAAGATAAATTATTACAATCGGAGAAAAAATGAAAATCAAATATGTACAAATTTTTTCAATGTTGAAACATACTGAAAAAATAAGAAAATTAAATTTAAAAATGATTGATTTAATTAAATTGAAAAATTTATATATTGATATTGAAGAAAAAATAAAATCTTTTAATGAAATTAAGAATGAAGTTATCAATAAATATGATTTGCAAAAAGAAGAAGAATTAAAAAAAGCAAATTTAGAGTTACAAGATTCTCTTAATCTTGAAATTGAAATAGATTATCAACCAATTATAATTAGTAAAGACAATAAAGATTTTGATTTAGAATTTCTAATAGATACAGAATGGATGTGGAAAGTAGAGGAATAGATGAATGCAATAGGAATAAGAATTAGTGAAAAAGATATTCAGAATATTGAAAAATTTAAAGACTTTGATTTTATAGAAATAAAACTTGCTAATTTCTCTTCCACGAGAGATTTCTTTTCAGATTTAATCAATCCAAAAATTTTTGCAGATATGGTAGATAAAGCATATAATATGGGATTATTGGTAGGTGTTAGCCTTCCCTTGCCCGTATCAAAGTTTTTAGAAAATCAATATACCATGTATGATGTCACCAAACTTGCTGGTGTAAATCATCCAATATTTAAAGTTATGTTGAATAATTTTCGATATAAAGCACTTGGTTTTGTAAATTTTATATTTAGTGATTCAAGTGTAAGTCAATTGGCTACGGATACATGGACTAGTTTTGTTATTGAAGATATTTATAAAAGAACAATTCAATTGATTAGAGAAAAGTATTTTAATCCTTTTGTGTTGGGTATAAGCACTTATGAAAGTTTTGTAAAAAATTTTCCTTCTATGATTAATTTCTTAAATAATCGTGGAGATATGATGGTGTCTTATTCTAATACACAAGGTACATTGACTTCCTTAAAAGATGTTTTTGAAATTGCTAAAAATACAAATTTTAAAGATAATCCTTTGTGGAGTGATAAGAGAACAAGGCTTACAATGAAGCACTTTGCTTTATATCAACCCGAATCTAATATGGAAAAATATGTAGTTATGATGTATAATGGCACAATTGAACAAATGGTTGCTGATACGGGTGCAATATACAAAGGTAAAAAAGATGTTGTTATTCCTAACCCACCTGAAAATCCACCCCCACCACAACCCCAAAAACCAGAATTACCAAAACCCGATAATAGATTAGATGTAATTCTTCAAAAACTTGAAGATTTAGATTTGAGAACAAAAGAAATTGAAAAGATATTAAAATATCATTTTAGGGAGTATAATGACAACATATAATACTTTCAAGGAATTTTCTAATATTCCCTATTCTGTTGTTTCTTATCTTTTAGATAATTCAGAGGATGTTTGGAGATTATTGAAATATGATACCCCCGATGCTTGGGATAAGAATAAATATCCTAATCTTTCTAAAATAGAAAAAGGTAAGATGATTTATGATGGTGTGATGAAGCAAGAAGATGCTAGGGTATTTATGACAACAGGAATGAGTGATGGTTGGGTAGAAATGACTACCCAATTACGAATTTCTATTGTGGAGATGATTCCCTCTAATACAGTTTATGGTAATATATCTATTGGTGTAGAAATACTTCCTCATTTTCAAGTAAATCAATTATCAAATTATAGACAAAGAGATAATATGATTGCCGAAGAAATTATAAGAGTTCTTAATGGGGCAGAGATAACAGAAGGGTTGGGTAGAATATACTTTGATTTTTCTAAAAATCCAAGATGCAAAATGACAGTAATAGGGAGTAATCCTTTTATTGGGAAAGGACTTATTTTCTGCAACTGGATTTCAGGATAATAAATGAACATTTTAGATAAAATTTATAAGAAAGAAAATGACATTTTTGGTTATCCACAAATTTATAAAGAAATAAAATTTTATCCTTTAAAAATATCTGATATAGAAATGATAGATGTTTTTTATGGTGTTTTTCAATATCCCAAAAACATTATATCAGATAAAGAAGTTCTTAAAATGTCTTATCTGAAATATTTACTTTTAGTAATTCGTTATGGAATAAGGGATAGTATTGAAAGTGATTTAAAAAAACTTTTATGTCATATTTTGAAAACAAAAAAAGTTTCCTTTGATTATATTCAAGATGAAAATAAAAATTTATCAATTAATATTAAAATCAACGATATAGAATTAAGTGAATATGATTTTGATATAATGAGGGAAATTATATTGTTACAAAATGGATTAAGTGTTGAATATATTGAGTCTTTTAATCCAGAATTAGAAAAGATATTAGTAGAAGCAAATAAAAAATATGAAGATATAACATTAGAGGATGAAATTTTTACATTAGTTTGTTTGACAAAATTATCCATAGAAGAAATATCTAAATTGACTTTATATCAATTTAAAAAACTTCTTCAAAGAGCAATGCTTGTATTTGAATACAATCAAATAAAGCCACTAGAAATTAGTGGACAAATAAAATCTGAAAGTGGAAAAGAGATTATCAAGCATTACTTATCAAATATAAAATTATCGGGTAGGTATGAAAATATTTTGATACCGAAAGATAGTTTTGTTAGTGAACAAAAAGATTTGTTTAATTTTAATAAAGAATAAGGAGTTTATAAAAATGGCAAATGAATTTTTAGTTAGTGTGGCAAATGCTGTTTTGCTTAATCCGAATACAAATGAGGCTATTGCAGTAGGTAAAACAAATATCACTTCTTCAATTACTCTTTCGATGCAGAAAACAGAGGTTAGGGGTGGGATTAATAATCCATTGCTTTATACTTATTTTCACGACAGATTAGCAGAGTTTAATATTGAAGAAGCCACTTTTAGTCGGACTGTATTGGCTTTGAATGCTGGTACTTCAATTCTCAATAAGACTATTCAGATTGTTGAAACCGAGAGAGTTAGTTTGACTTCGAATGTGGGTACTTTGTCTAAAACCGCAATTGGGGATGTTACTGTATTTTTAGATAATGGGACTTCCCAAATGGTTACTCCTGTTTCGGGGAGTGTGATTACTGTTTCTGGTGGTGGAAATCAATCGGTAACTGCTGTCTATACCTATAATGGAAATGCTGATGAAGTAATGGTTGAGGCGACTACTCCGCCCGCTAATGTCAGACTTATCTTGACAGCAGAGGTGAGAGATAGTAACAACATTGTTGTTTCTTATTTGCAGATTGATGTACCTTCATATCAGATTGCTGGTAACTATACTCTGAATTTGAGTGCTAATGGGGTGTCTACTCAATCGTTGAGTGGTGTTGCTTTGGTCAGCAAGGATGCACAGACGGGTAAAGATTATTATTTCAAGGCTTCTTGGATTCCTGCAACTACTACCAGTATTCCTGTTAGTGCTATTGCTGGTATTCCCAGTGTCTTGACTTTCAGTCGTGCATTAAGACCTCAATCACAGCAGATTAATGTACTCGGTATTCGTGGTGGTGTTTATGCTAATGCAAATATTACCAATCTTTCTACTTTTGTAAAAACTAGTGGTTGTACTACAATAACAGTTAATGGTAGTGGTGTTGTAACTAGTTCTTCTAACGTAAATCAGGGTGATACCGCATTGATTACGATTACTTACTATACTCCTGCTACTGGTTCTCTGACAGACACTGTTAATGTTATTGTTGGTGCATAATTTTTTTTGTTAGGGGAAGGGGGTACTATAATAATAGTACCCCCCCAGAGTAAAGCCGTGTAGAAAGGAGTCTTAATGGAGCAAACTACATTGGATATTTTACAAAAAAAGGTAAATAACCTTGAAGAAAGGTTAGATAAGATGGACATAAAAATAAATGAATTAGATAAAAAACAGTCCATAAATGGTTTTGTCCTAGCAAGACTTGAAGAAGCATTCAATAAAAATACTCTGGTTATGGATAATCTTGTAAAAACGATGAATGATTTCCAAATGGCTTTTTTTAAAATAGAAACACAAGTTAATAATATATCTGAAAGTACCAGAAAAACAGAAACAGATGTAAAAGATTTAAAGGGAAACATACAAAATATTAATGAATCAGTTAAGATTAATGTGGTTGAAATTCTTATGGGGGTATTAAAATCTAAATTTTTCTGGATTTTATCTATTGTTTTGATGATATTATATTATTTGCTTGGTTTTATAAAAAATGAATTAATCCTTAAGATGATAGGTCAATAAAATGGAAAAGAAAAAGATAGAATTAAAATTAGTTAATCCTATAACTTTGCATGTTGGAGAAATTTCCTTTAAGATTCAGCCTTATTTTACATTTGAGCAAGAAATCAAAATTATTAATGTTTATCTTTCAACATTTTTTGATAATGAAGATGAAATATATAGAAAATACTTGCTTGCTGAAAAGGCTATGATACTTGCAATTATAGATGAGATTACTGATATAGATATTGAATCAGAAGATTTTGATTTAGACCTGTTTATTGCTAATGGATTCTGGAATAAGATACTGGAAGTAATTGGGGAAAAGTATAAAAAATTATTAGATGATATAAAAAATATTGTTCAAATTATTAATTTTGAAAAAAAATTACAATTATCTATTTCATCTAATCTAAATGCTGTTTTTGCAAACATAAATAAAATTTTAGAGAAATTATCACAATTAGATGAAGATAAACTTGAAAAATTACTAATAGAATTTAATAGCAGTATTCGCGAATTAAATGAAAAATATCCATTTAATGATATGAAAAAAACCAGAAATAAAAAAATGCTAAAAGATGAGTAAATATGAAAAAGGAAAAAATCATTAAGCGACTGAATCGTGTTTGTCCTGATTGCAAGTCTAAAAATTATTATTTAATTGAAATTTCAGAAGAAAAAGATGGTATTGTTTTTTCTAACAAATATCATAAGTGTATGGATTGTTATTACAAAGAAACCATAAAAGATAAAAGAAAAAACAAGATAGATAGAGAGGAATAATTATGATAGATAATGAAAGCACATTAATCTCTATGCTTATGGCAGATTTAAAAGGTTCTTTAATGGATACAATGAAAGATGTAAAAGATTTACATGAAAAAAATGTAGAAATTAATATTTATGCAAACTATACTCCTGTTGTTTATGAACGACAAGGTGAGAATGGTGGTTTATTGGGTTCTTTTAAAATAGAACAAGTTAGTAACGATTTGTTAAGCAATGAATTAATGTTGTTTTCATATCCTTATTTTATGAATCACGACCCAGATGCTTTTATTCATGGAAGTTATTATTGGGTTTTAAGAGATATTAGAGAATTACTAGAAGAAATTATTTTGGAAGGAAAACAAGGTAATATGTTTCCAAGAAGAGAATGGGGTAATTATTATGAGGAAACAGTTTCTCAATTGGATTCTGGTAGATTTGAGAAATATATCGAAAAGTATTTTAGAAAAAGAAAACTTAAATTCAAAAAAGAATAAGGAGTAGAAAATGGATTTAGAATTTTGGAGTGCCTTTGCACAAAGATTTTTAGAAATTGTATTACCCCCGTTGGTAGCCTTGATTGCTGGCTATATTGTTCAGCAGATTCGCTTACTTGAAGCAAAGATAAAAAATGAAAGACCTGATTTAGCCTACATTATCTCCTTCCTTGCTGATTCGGCTGTTAAATCGGCTGAACAGGCTAACCTTGCGGGTTATATTACTGATAAAAGGCAGTATGCGTTTGATTATATAAAACTTCAACTTGAAAAACAGGGTATCAAAATTGACCCAGAGATTATCTATAAAGAGATTGAAAGAGCAGTATTTGATAATCTTACTAAAGAAAAAATGAGAATTAAAGAAGAAGAATAAAAGATAAAAGGGATTGTTATAAAAAACAATCCCTTTTTTTTTGTCATTTAAGGAAATACTATGAAGATAATAGGAATAGACCTATCTTTAAGTAATACAGGAATATCATATTTTGAAAATAAAAAATTATGTGATGTATTTTCAATTGATACAAAGAAAATAAAAAAAGACCAATTTTGCAGAATGTTTTACCTGACCGATAAAATAAAGAATTATATTTTTGAGAAAAATCCAGATATAATTGTTTTTGAATCGGGATTTTATAGATATAATACTTCAACAGAAGTGCTATATCGTTTACAGGGAATGCTTTTTTATAATATAAAAGAATATAATTTTATTTTTTATAGTCCTTCTACCATAAAAAAAATTATTACGGGAAAAGGTAATTCCAAAAAAGAAGAAGTTTATCGGATTATAAAAAATAAATTTCCAGAAATAGAAATAAACAATTTAGATGAAAGTGATGCGATAGCAATTGGATTAACATTTATTAAGGACAGGGATATAAAATGAGAAATGTTTATAATGAAATGTTTGATAAGGAAATTTGGGAAAAAGTAAATGAAAAAAATAAATCTATTATGAATGATTACTTACTTGAATTAAAGCAAAGAAAAAAATCTAATGGTACTATAACCCAATATAAAGCAGATATAAGGGCTTTTTTATGTTATTTATATAAATATGAAAACAATATTTATGTTTTAGATGTAAATAAAAAACAATTAAGAGATTTTTCTTTGTTTCTTACTTATAATAATAATGTTTCAAATTCTAGGCATAATCGCTTTATTTCGGTTGTAAGGTCATTATTATATTTTGCAGAAGAAAATCAAGAAGATTATGGAAATTTTGAAGCAAATGTGGCTAGAAGATTGAAGAGTTTGGATTCAAAAGAAAAAAGGCGTGAAATACATTTCCTGAAAGATGAAGATATTTCATATATTATGAAAAAATTGGAAGAAAGAGGGGAATATCAAGAAAGTGCATTTTTAGCAATGCTTTATGATAGTGCTGGTAGAAGAAATGAAGTATTACAAGTGAGAAAAGATTCATTTTCATTTGAAAGAAATAATACAAATAAAGTGGTTGGTAAAAGAAAAAAAGTTTTTTCATTACTTTATTTTGACAGAACAAAAGATGCAGTTAAAAAATGGTTAATTGCCAGAGGAAAGGATGATGTAGATTCTTTGTGGGCAGTTCCTATACCCCAAACAAGATTTAAAAGACCAGCGAGAGAACATGATGTTTATAGATGGTTTTTAAAAATGAAAGAAATATTAAAAGAAAGAGATGGAGAATTTACAAATTTTAATGTTCATTCTATTCGACATTCCGCTTTGCAAAATTATTCAGATGGTAGCCATTATGTTTGTAAAAAATTAGGTATTTCTGGATTTCCTATTGAGAAATTAAAATTACTTGCAAATCATTCTGATTTAACAACTACCAGCAATTATCTGAAAGATAATTCCATTAATGAAATAGAGGGGATGTTTGGAATAAAAATTGAATAAATTTATATAAAAAAGAGAGGATAAATATATGGCTACTACAAATAAGTATACTATCCTTGCAAAAGTGCAATTAGATATATCGGATGTAAATAAGCAATTAGACAAAATAAGAAAGGTTGTTAAACCTGTTAAATTACCAATAAAATTTGACCAAGAAGAGATTGATAGACAGGTTCAGTTATTTGAAAATTCTCTCCGAAAATTAAAGGCAACCAAAGCCCCCGCATTTGAAAACTTTGATGTTATAAAGCAGGCAAAGATTTATGAAGAAGCAATTCAAAGTTTTGGAAAGGGTGAAATTTCTGCCAAACAAGTCAGGTTAGAATTAGATAATTTAAGAACGAAAATAACAGAAGTTACTTCTGAAATGAAACTAATGGATAGAGAAGGTGAGAGTTTTATTAGCCTTTTAGATAATGCTATTAAAAAAGTAGCAATTTGGGCTTTAGGTACAACTGCTATTTATGGTACGTTAAGACAATTAAGAGAAGGTTCAGAATATGTAAGAGAATTGAATAAGGTTCTTACAGATACACAAATTGTTACTGGTTTTTCCGAGCAAAAAGTTAATGCTTTAGGTGAGGGTTATAATAGATTGGCAAAGCAATTGGGTGCAACCACATTAGAGGTTGCACAGGGGGCTTTGGAATGGCAAAGACAAGGTAAATCCGTAGAAGATACCACTGCACTTATTCAAAATTCAATGGTAATGTCCAAGTTGGCTAACATGAGTTCAGCAGAGGCTACCGAATATCTTACTTCTATTATGAATGGTTTTGGAATGTCCGTAAAAGAAGTTACTGTTTCAATAGATAAAATGGTAGCAGTAGATAATGAAAGTGCTACGAGTGTATCTGAATTAGCCCTTGCATTACAGCGTTCATCCAGCAGTGCTAGGCAGGCAAAAGTAGAATTTGATGAATTGGTTTCTTATATTGCTACGGTATCATCGGTTACCAGAAGAAGTGCCGAAACAGTTGGTGAAGCATTCAAAACCATTTTCGCTAGGTATCAGGACATTCAAAAAGGTGGTTTAGATGAATTTGGAATGGGTATTAATAATGTTGAAAAAGCCCTGAAATCCGTTGGAATAGAGATTATGAATGCCGATAGAACATCATTTAGACCTTTTGGTGAAGTACTTGATGAATTAGGTAAAAAATGGGATAAAATAGGTGAAGTTCAAAGAGCAAGCATATTAAAGGCTATGGCTGGTGTTAGACAGCAGAATACATTATTGTCCCTTTTGCAAAATTATAATATGGCATTAGGCTTTCAAGAAACCATGCTTGACAGTGCAGGATTGGCTATGGAAAGATATGGTATCTATATGGATAGTATAGAAGCAAAAGCCAATAAATTTAGAGCATCTTGGGAAAGTTTGATGTCAAGTTTTATCAGTAGTGATTTTACAAAAAATTTACTCGATATAGGTTCTGTTATTCTGGGAATTGTCGAAAATGTTGGAGTTTTAAATATTGCTTTTGTGGCTTTGTCGGCAGTAATTGGTAGTAAAATGATTGTTACTATTCCAATATTAACTTCTGCCATAGATGCCCTAGTTGTTTCTATGGGAGTTGCTACTGCCACTGCTACGGCTTTAAGTACTGCTATTACTGGTGGACTGGTTGGGATTGCCATTATTGGTGCAGTAATGGCATTTAAAGAATTAAACAAGAGTGTTGTGGATACTTATCAGGCATTTGAGAAATCAAAAGCAGTATTTGATGAAAATCAAAACGAATTAAAGAATCTTGCTGATGAGTATGAATATTTAGCAAATAAAAAAGATAAAAATATTTATACAATTACCAGACTTTTAGATATTCAGACTATTTTAAATACAAAGTATGGTGCTTTAAAAAACGGTATAGATATATATTCCGATGCAATTAACAATAATACAGATGCCATTGCTAAAAATGTTGAATGGATTAAAAAACAGCAAGAAGTTCAAGCAGAGCAGTTTATTATGAAAAATAAATTTGCTTATGAAGAAGCAAAAGCATTTTTGGAGCAGAAAAGAACATTGGGTACTACAACCTATGGAGATATATCTACTGTTTTTGAGGGTGCAAAAGAGCAACTTGCTTATTATGATGAGTTAATTATTAAAGGTAAAGATGAATTTGGTATTATTAGAGCGCAAAGAGATGCTTTGGCTGAAAAGATAGTGGCTTCTGAAAATCTTGTGATTGAATATGAACAAATGTTAAATATTCAAAAAGCAATCAATGAAATGGATGTAGCAGGGGCTAATGGTATGATAGATTTAGTAGATGAAACTGCTGAATCTGTTTATGGATTAAAGAATGAGTTTTCTGATTTGCAAGAAATTATTGCAGGGAGATTAGGGGAAGTAATTCAAAGTTATTCAGACCAGCAAGCAGAGTTACAAGCCAAAGCAGAGGAATTAAGGGCTAGAATAGCAGAGGCTATGACTTTCCCAAGTACACTAGAACAACAAAGGGAAGTTCAAAATTTAACTTATCAATTAGAAGAAACAAATTGGGCTATACAGGAAAACGCAAGGCAATATGATATTGCTACAAAGCAAATTTTATTTAATATGATGCTACAGAGGATAGGTCAGATGGAATTAACTGGCGAAATGCAAACCGCCGCTTATCAGATGGCATATCAACTTGCAAGTGCATGGGGGTTAGTAGATGTAGCCACCTTGCAGGCATTAACTAAAATAAACTATGCTTTGGGTGAATTTGCAAATGGAAATATCCAATTGGCAAAACGAGAGTTAGAGAATTTGAGTGCTTGGGTTGCTTCTGTGGCTGGTGATTATTATATTCGCTTTAATATTGAATACAATGAAGTTTCTGGAAGGTCGGGGAGAGAAGGCGGTATGATGGGAGATTTAGGTGCTTCCCCCTATGCGATGCAGAGCAAACCCCTTCCAAAGCCCTCACCACCAAAACCAATAGGTGGTTACTATCCTAAAGGTTTTAGTTCTGGTGGTGGTGGTGGTGCTAAAAAAGAGGAAACTTATTCAGCAAAAGACCTTTATAATGATGTTATTCAATTAATCAGACAACAAAAAAAAGAAGAAAAAGAATTATATCAGCAGGAAATAAAAACTATTGATGATAGAATAAAAGGCTTAAAAGACCAGTTATCTACTTATAAAGAAATAGTTAGTCAAAGAAAAGAAATGCTCGATACTCAAAAGGAAGAATTAGAGTATCAGGAAAGAATCCAAGAGAAAAATAAAGATATTTCCAAGATACAAAATGAAATTACCTTACTTGATTTAGATAATAGTGAAGAAGCCAAAGCAAAGAAATTAAAACTACTAGAAGATTTAGATAAGGCACAGAAAGATTTAGAGAAAGCCCAGAGAGATAGAAGTTATAAACTTCAAAAAGAAGCACTTGATAGAGAATATCAATTATATGAAGAACGAATAAATTCACAGATAGAAAGTGCTGAAAGTGAAAAAAATCTCTGGAAAGAAAAGATGGATGCAATTGATGAATTTTTGAATAAATCTGGTTTAGTAGCACAAGAAGCATTGAGAAGGGTTGCCGAAAAAGCACCTTCTCTATATCAGGAATTATTAAATTGGAATAAATTATACGGTACTGGAATTGACCAAGATGTAACAAATGCTTGGAATGAAGCGTATAAAGCATTGCAAAAATATGGAAATCTCCTGAAAGCCATTTATGGTAAAGATTATGCCATTGGTGGAGTACCCGAATTTCATCATTCGGGGGTTTTATCAGGTCAGGTAGGTGGAGTAACTACCCCCAGTGGAGAAGTTTTAGCAAAACTTATTAAGGGTGAAATGGTACTCAACGAATTAGACATGAAGCGTATTATTGGAAAAGTTTATACATCTCAATATACAAATAATGTCAGTAATATGCCTACTATTCAGGTAGATAAACTAATCAATGTTGAGGGTAATGTTGATAAAAATGTAATTGGAGATTTGAAGCGATTTTCTAATGAAATTGTCAGTCAAATTACAAAAACATTATCTCAAAGGGGATATATTAGAAATGGAAGAATGTATCCTTTATAGGATACATTCTTCCTTAATATATGGAGGTTAATATGGGATTTTATTCAAGAAGTTTTACTTATGGTGGACAACCTTCCGAATTATATGGATTAGAAATTGCTTCTACAAATACTGGTATGATTTCAGGAAATGGCAGTGGGAATGTGAGCATATTAGAGAGTTATATTTACAGAAAGCCAAAACCTTATTTTTATGGTGTAACTTTTGATTCAAAATTAAGTTTTGATGTTTCTTTTTTTTCTAAAAATGAAATATCAGCAGAGGATGCAAGTGGTATTCAAAACTGGTTATTTGGAAGTAATGTATATCGAAAGTTAGTTATAACACAGGGAGATATGTCCAGCATTTATTTTAATTGTATTTTTACTAACCCCACAATACTAAAAGCGGGTAATTTATTGTACGGTTTTAGTGCCACTGCTATTTGCGATAGTCAATTTGCTTGGACTTATCCTCAAACTATTTTATATACTTTTTCTGGTTCTTATGTAGATTCTACTACTGATTTTTATAATGATTCTCATTATCAGGGATACTTATATCCTCAAATAACAATCAATATGAATGGTGTTACAAATGGTTTAGCGAGAATTATAAATGTTTCAGACAATAATCGTATCTTTCAGTTTACAGATTTAAATCCTTATGAAAACATTATTGTTGATAATGAGTTAGGAATTATTACTTCAAACAGTGGTTTTAAAAGATTAAAAAATTTCAATAAAAACTTTTTAAGACTTATTCCGATGGGAAATCGTTTGATTTTTCAGGGAAACATTACTTCTATATCCATGAGTTATCAGTTTGCTAGAAGATTAGGTGGTTAATTATGGGAGTTTTTCAATTTGATTATTTCAATTATCAAGAAAGACCTTCTTTCACTTTATGTAATCCTAATCAAGATGAATTATATTCTATTAATATGATTTATGATACTAAATTATCTTTGAGATGGAATGCCCAAAGTGAATTTAGTTTTAAAATACCAAAATTTATAGATAATCAATATATAGAAGCATTCGATTATGTTGAGAGTAAAAGATTGGTAAAAATAGAAAACTTGGGATATTTTATTATCGTAGAAGTAGAAGATGAATTTGATGGAAGTGTCCCAATTAAAAGTGTTACTTGTTACAGTTATGAAACAGAATTGATTAATAAAAAGATAATTTTATTGAGTGGAACATTTAGACTGTTTAATCCAGAGAATCCTAGTGATTCTGATACCATAGTGGGAAAGATACTGCGTGATAATCCCGCTTGGGGGGTCGGAGTGGTAGATGAAGATTTGTATAATATATACAGAAGTTTTGATATTTCTGATAATAATTATTATAATTTTATAACTACCGATGCTTCCCGTGCTTATGATTGTATATTTTATTTTGATATAATGAATAAGAAAATATCGGCAATTTCTTCTCAAAAACAGATTACAGAAACAGATATATTTTTATCTTTTGAAAATCTCATTAAGAGTAAATCATCTGTTCAAGTTAGCGAGGAAATTACAACTTGTATGTATTGTTACGGTGGGGGTGATTTAGATATTCGTGGTGTTAATCCTTTGGGTACAAATGCAATTTATAATTTTACATATTATAAGAATACAAATTGGATGAGTCCCAATTTAATTTCTTTAATAGATGCTTGGGAAGCAAAAGTAAATTCTTATATTCCTGTATATAGTGTTCATGTAACTAATTTAAATATAAAGCAAAATGAATTACTCGTATTGAAGGCAGAATTAGAAGAATATCTTGCAAACAAAACAGCGTTAGAGCAAGTAAGGGCAGTTAGATTACAGCAGGGATTAGACACCACTGATGTTGATGCACAGATTCTATCTATAACAAATACAATTAATAATCAAAATAATCTTATAGCAGTAAAAGAGGGTGAAATTAATAATTTATTAAGTATTATTGTTACAATAAATAATGATTTATCTATTGATAATCCTATTAATTTCCCAAGTGCATATCGTTTAGAATTAAGTAATTTTATCTTTGAAAATACTTATAAAAACGAAAACATTATTGTAACAGATATAATGACACCACAAGAGATAGAACAGCAAGGGAAAGAATTGTATAATGATTCAGTAAAGATGCTTGCTAAATTATCTGTACCTAGATATGAAATTACAATAAATGCGGTCAACTTTTTAGCATTAAAAGAATATCAATCTTTTATTGACCAATTAGAATTGGGTGGACAACTAACAATAGATAGTGGTGAGGGATATTTTATTGATGCTACATTATTAGAGTATTCTTTTAGTTATGAAAACCCTGATGATTTTGAATTAATTATTAGTAACAAACAAAGAATAGATAATTCTAGTTTTGTTTTAACTGACTTTTTAGGTCAGAGTATAAAAAACGATTCAAATATTTCTTTTAATTCTGAAAAGTGGGGAGATTGGTTTGACACAAAACCGATGGTTATTGGTAGGGTAGTAACAACTGGAAGTAAAATAGACTATGGTTTGATTGCTAATAATTTAGCAGGGAGAATAACCGCTTCTGACAAATTGATTATTAGAAATATAAATACAAATACAGGTGAAGAGAATTTTTACCTAGATAATACGGGTTTAACCTTAAGAAATCCAATTATATACGCTGGTAGTCAGGTTGGTAGAGATTTAGATTTAGTTTTGGTAGGTGGTGGTTATCTATTTTTTAGAAACGGTATTTTTATCGGGGGTGCTGGTATTCAGCAAGGTCAAAGCATTACAACCCTGTTAGATATAAGTGGTTTTACTGGAAATCAATATGTTCTATCTGGTTCTTCTATGTTAATGGGTTCATTGAGGGTTTATATCAATGGAATTACACAAGTACCTAATTTTACCTATGAGCAAGTTTCACCGAATGTAATTAATTTTTATGATACATTAGATGCAGAGGATAAAATTTTGCTTGAATTTGTAAATCTTTCGTAATGGAGTTTAAAATGGGATATATAACTTTTGAAACAGTTAATAGTTTAAAAGAAATATTTTTTATAGGTGGTACAACCTATACACTTAAATTTATATGTTTGGATTCTAATAATAATCCTATCAACTTATCTAGTGCTACTTGTTATTGGGGATTATCTCCTTATGGTACAGATTTTCCTTTGATAACAAAAACTGGAAGCATTGTAAATACAAATACTTTTGAAGTTTATTTATCAAATACAGATACAAAGAATTTATCTGGAAAATATACTCATCAACCTAAAATTGTTTTTCCGAATAATGTTGTCGTTATTCCAGCACAGGGAATTATTACAATTGTAAAAGGAATATAATATGAATAGTTTAGTAGTAGAAAAAAATATATATATTTATAATAATGTACCAATTATTAGAACAGGAAGTATTATTTTTTATGACCCTTTACTAATGTCAACCTTATATAATCAAACCTTATCTTCTTTATATGTTTATTCTGGAAGTTTACCACCAGCAATTAGCGGTAGTGATTTAAATCCATATATCAATGCTTCTTCTTTTCTTGTAGTATTTAAGGATACGCAACCATGACAACGATTAACCCTCTTCAATTTACTCAACAATTATATAATTTAAATTTATTTAATTATGATATAAATCGTGATGGAGATATAAGTTTCTCAAGTTATCGTGATTTATTGGCAGGTACTTTAACAAGTGCCATGCTAGATATTGATAATTTTGATTTCAATGTCTTTCTAGGATTAGCGGATATTCTTTCTTATTTTAATACTTATAAAAATACATTTAATAGTTTATTAAATAGCATTGGTGGTTCTATTTCTGTTAATGGTAGCATGGTTAACCTTATGATGGATAGGTTTGTCCCGATTGCTACTCAATCTGGTTCAGTAACTAACTATGATTTTCAGAGTATTCCTAATACTTATAAACATTTATTTGTTGTTGGGCTGGTGGGAAAGCAAAATACATCTGCTTCACCTGTAGATATGAAAGTAGCCATGAATGGTGTTACAAGTGGTAGTAATTATTATAGTGCAAGATATGATATGGCATACAGTACTGTATCTCCATTTTATATTGAAAATCTTTCTGGTAGTTATACTGACAGGATGACCGTTGGAGATATACCTTATGCTATGGATATTCAAGCAAATGTAAGAAGAAATGGTTTTCCCGTCTTTATTTTTATTCCCAATTACAGGGACACAATTACTTTAAGTGGTAGACCCGTTATGAGTTTTACTGGTGGTATAACATACCAAACAAGTGCTTCTCCGCTTAATCCACCAGAATTTAGGATTGTTTTGTGTGGTGGTACTTGGATGAGTACAACGGCTATAAACCGTTTGACTTTTACTAATTATATTAGGAATACGAATACAACAGTTACATTTAGTGAAAATTCAAAATTAACTTTATATGGAATCAAGTGAGGTGAATCATGCCTACAAATACACCTAATTTAGGATTAAAAGTATATAATTTAACTTCCGATTCATCTCTAAATTTTTCTACATTAATAAATGATATAACTGGTTCTTTAAGTGGAAATACTGTGAAAATTAGTCAATGGAGTCAAAGCATTACGGGTTCTATACAGAATTTAGCAAACAATATAACGGGTTCTTTAAATACAATTAATAATTCTATAAATGTTTTATCCGCTTCTATCTTAAATCAAGCAAGTGCTTTGGCTTCATTAAATTTAGATATTTCATTACTGTATGATTTTGTAGCAAGCGGTTGTCAGACAATTGATTTTCAAGTACCCCAAACATATAATCATTTGTTGATTTTGGGAATGGCTAAATGCGGTGCAGGTGTATCGAGTCTTGAAAATACAAATGTAGATGTTGGTCTTGATTTTAATGGTGATGCAAGTGTTCAAAACTATGTTTCAGTCCAATTTCAAAGACAATTAGTAACATTTTTTACACCCTATACAAGGGGTGAGGTTTTGGTTGGAAGTGTAGCAGGTAATCAATACAATACCGATAATTATACCCCCATCTTTGCAATAGTACCTAATTACAGGTCTAATACACCTAAAAGTGGTTTTGGGTTTAATTTCTTCTTTACACCATCTACCTATAGAGTTAGTATTCAGGGTGGTACATGGCGAAACAATAGTCCTATTACTAGGATTAGAATGTTTGGATTGGGTTATGGTTCTCAAAGAATCGGATTTATTAATAATAGCAGAATAAGTTTTTATGGATTGAAATGAGGTGAGATATGCCCACAAATACACCAAGACTCGGATTAAAGTTATATGATTTAATTGCTGATTCCAATCAGTTATTTTCTACATTTGTAAGTGATATTGCTGGTTCTAGTAATAGTAATATGACTAAAATAGATACATGGTCTAATTGGGTTAGTGGTTCAATTTCAAATTTACAAAGTGCCATTTCTGGTTCTATATCTTCCATTAATAATACACTTAATGGATATTACAACAATGCTAGTTCTATTTCTGGTAGCATGAATACTATAAGAAATAGATTCAGCACAATTACTACTTTTAGTGGTTCTGGAATTTTTGATTTTAATGTACCCCAAACATACAATAATTTATTAATTATAGGTAGTGCAAAGTCAATAAATAGGCAGGCGTCAGCAGTAAGTATAACCACTGAATTTAATTTAGATAATAACAGTGCAAATTATATTAGCGTTGACTGGTTAAGATGGTATCCTTCCACTAATTGGTTTCTAGTTTATAATAATTTTGGTGCTATAGATACTGCAATGATGAGTTCAAGTCTTTATGCCGATGAATATCCCGTTCCTTTTATGATTTATATTCCCAATTATAGGGATACTAATTCTTATAAGACTGCAATCGGTATGACAACTTTCTATGCAAGAAATTCTTTAATGATGCACATTAGTTCTGGTACATGGAATAACACAAGTGCTGTTACTAGAATAAGAATGGGTACTAACAGTTCTGGTACTTTTGCAAATGGCACATCAATATCGGTATATGGTTTAGGATGATAAGGAGTGAATATAATGAGTTATGTATTAGGTATAGATGTATCTCTTTGGCAAGACAATATAAGTACACCACAAAAAATGAATTTTAATAAAAGTTATGAAGAAGGTGTGAGATTTGCTTTTATCAAGGCTTCCCAAAGAGATTTTATGGATAGGGATTTTATTTATAATTGGGATAGTGCAAAAAGAGCAGGGCTTTTGAGGGGTGCATATCATTTTCTGACATGGGATAGAAGCCCTAAAACACAGGCAAAATTTTTCTGGTCATTACTAAAAGAAGATTCGGGGGAATTACCAGCAGTTCTTGATTTTGAATATTGGGGTACTGTACCCAGTAATGCACACAATTTTGCAGTTGAATTTTATAGAGAATTTAAATCTTTAACTGATAAAAAATTAATCATTTATACTGGTGCTTATTTTTGGAGTAAATATGCTCCATCAAATAGTCCATTATACGAAACAGATTTGTGGATTGCTTCTTATACAAGTCAAGAAATTATGGAAAGAAATATCAAAAATCTTACAAAATGGAAAACATGGACTTTTTGGCAATTTACTGACAGGCTTGACGGTATAAAATTTGGTGCTGAAAGTAAGCAATTAGATGGAAATTACTTTAATGGCTCATTAGAAGATTTATATAAATACGCTGGAATAACTATTCAAAAACCAGAAGAAAATCAAGAACAAACTTCTGGTAGTTCAATTGAAACACCAGAGCAAAGTATTCAAACAAATATATCTCTCAAGGTTTTAAAACCTGTTTATGCAAGAGAAATTCCTTATGGAAAAATTGTAAAAACACGACAAATAAATGAAATCATAAAACTTGTAGATATATATATTGAAAACGAAAAAAGGGTTTGGATAAAGGGGGATGATAATCTCTGGTCAGCACTTATATATGATAATTCTTTATTCTTTGATAAATTAAATTAATTTAAAAATAGGGTAGATTTATAAAAAGTCTACCCTATTTTTTTTACTATTTTTTTATTTTTTTTCCATTATTACTTTTGCCAATACAGCAATTGCTTTTGCTACGTCATTTTTTAATAAAACCTGTATTGCTTTTTTATTATCTAAAAGAGGAAAACATTTTTCTTGATGCTGAACAATTTTCTCAAATATATATTTGCATGAAGTTTCTAATTTTCTCCTGTTATCTTCCGAATATTTAGAAATAACATCATTCATATAATCACTTATTACATATCCGCAGTGGGGACATTTATACATTAGAAGATAATTAACATTTACAATTAATCTCAATTTATAAATATTTGTTTCCCCATCTGGTAAATTTACCTTCAAATCAAAATAACCATTTTTATTTTCAATATCGAGTGAATCTAAAAATTTTTTTGATTTATCAGAATATTCATTATCAAAAGAATCTTCAAAATAATCATAATCTATTTCAAACATCTCAATTTCCTTTTGGTAATATTTCAAGAGGTTTTCCACAAAACGGACAATATTTAAATTCATCTAAGTCACATAAAATATCATCTTCTTCTACTTTTTTACCACAAGAAGTATCATAGTAAATATAAAAATAATCTGTATCTTCTTTTGTTTTCCACATACACTTCTTATTACTCATGTTATTTACTCCTTTCGAGTATAAGATGACTTATATATATATTATAACCATATTATAAAAAAAGTCAAGAGGTTTACTCTTGACTTTTTTTATACTAAATTCCAGTACTTCCGAAACCACCCCTATTTTTATTTTGTAAAAATTCTACTTCTTGAAATTCTACTTCTGGTTGTTTTTCAATAATTCTAAATTGACAAATACGGCTATTTTTTGGAATGCTGACATCTCGTGTAGCGAGGACGGGAAAGTACCATTGGTCATCATCTCCCTTGTAGGATTCATCAATAATGCCAATACTATTAACTTGAATTAATCCATATTTTTTAAATGTACTACTTCTAGGTGCTACATGGGCTTCATATCCTTCTGGTAATTCCATTGCTACACCAAGTGGTATCAATAGAAATTCACCAGCATTCATCTCAATATCTTCCGAAACAAATAAATCAATCCAATCACCTTTATCTATTTTCTCCAATTTATTTGTATCTTTTTTAAAATACTTTATTTTTATTTTTATCATAATATTCCTTCCTTATTATATCTTAAAGTCCACAAACACCTTCTACACATTCTTCATTGCCTTCAAATACTACACCCTGTCTAGAAAGGGCAAATTTGAAATCTACTTGGGTTAAGGGTTGTCCACCCCTAGCCCCGTCTGGATATGTAGTAATTCCTCTTAAATTGGGAAGATATTTATATAATATTTCCCCAAATTTACGAAAATCATCGTTTCCAAAAAGTCCATAAGCAGGTAAGTTAATTGTTGAAGAAATTGCATTATCTACATATCTCTGCACAAATGCTTGAAATCTTATTCTTCTTTCAACATCAACTGATAAATCATAAGAATCTTCTATTTTATCAATGTTATAACCCTCTCTATAAAGTCTTTCTGCCACGAAATCTGCTACATATTGTTTTTTCCATCCATCAGGAGTAAGGTATCTTCTCTGGTAAGCAAGAGAAAAAATCGGTTCTATTCCACCCGTAGTTTGTCCACCAACAATACTAATTGTACCGTTTGGGGCAATTGCACGCTTTTTTATAGGTGTAGCAAAGTTAAGAATATCTGCCCATTTTTTAGCACTTTCATCAGAAACATCTTTCCAAACCTGAAGATATTGTGCAAGTTCATCGTTTTCTTCATATCTGTAACCGTGTTTGATAAGCCATTCGTGTAATCCCATTAAGCCAAGTCCTGTCCTTCTATTTTTTTCTTTGACTTCTTTAACTTTTTCATAAGGGACATCACTGTATTCTGTACCAACAATCAGAAATAATTGTGCAAGTTCTGTTACCAGTTTCATTTCTTCCAAACTTTCAATTCTTCCCATGTTGATACTACCCAGACAGCATACATCAGAATCATCCTCTGATACAATTTCTGTACAGGCATTCCTTAATGATTCGTTCTTATTTTCATAATCAACACTAAATGCTGGTTCACCAGTTTTAGTCATCCTCTCTATAACTTTCCAGTATACATTTTGGGCTTTCTGATGAAGGGGATGATTTTCGTTTTCATACGCATTAAAAAATTCTTTATCTAAAATGACGGATATATTAGTCATATCCATTGTAGCAGGGAAATCAAAATCTTTTTCTTTTAGTTTTCTTACTTCTGGAATCCAGTTTTTCATTGTAATAAAGTTTTCTATATCACCATGATTCCATGCTAAACCAGCCCATATTGCCGAATTATGGACAACAAAACCGTTTGTAATAAATTCTTCCCCCTCTACTTCTAAATCCCATGTTTCTGCATTTCTTCCTTCTTCAATAGATAAAACGGAGACAGGTAAAATTTCTAATTCTCTTTTTTGTATCTTTTCTATATATTCTGTACTATATTCAAAATTTTTATTTTTAAAATAAATTTTTGGTATGTTTGATTTTTCTATAAGACTAAATGGAAAAGTATAGAAAGATTTCATTTTTAAACGAGGGCGTCTATATTTTAAAGAATTTTTAAATATGAGTTTTTCTGCTTTTAATAATTGCTTTTGATTATTTATTTTGATTTCATATACATCTTCTAAACCCCTGTTTGTTTTTCTACTTTTTAATACAGTAGATATACCCAATGAAGAAAGAATATTTTGGACTTGAAGAATAAAGTTTATTTCATTAGCCCTTGCTAAAAGGATAGGTATGAAAAAATGACCAACAGCATCAAAAATCCCCGCAACAAAATTTGAACGAATGGAAATGCTTCCTCTTAATATAAATTCTGGAATAATTATATTTTCCCCTTGCTTAAATTGACTTAAAAATTCTACTAAAATTGAGGAGTAAATTTCTATATCTGAATAATCTTCATAATTATTTATTGTATAATTTGCTTTAAATTTATCAATTATATTA